GCGACAGCTATAGTAGAAAATAATCTACAGAATAAGGCTTATAGTGGAAAATAATCTACAAAACTATACCCGATAACGTATAATATCCGCTAATATCCTTAAATTATACGCAAAAGGGTATAAAACTAAAATAGCCCTGCACGTTTGCAAGGCTATCTCAGATAATCAAATAATCAATATAAGCCTAAACCAAAAGGCTAAAATGGATAGCCAAATATATCACACTTAATACTATGTGAATAAGTATGTTAACAAGATGTTCAAATGAGATAAGTTAATAGTCTAATTTTGAGCACATGAAGAACGAAGAGGCCCTAATTCAAGAGGCTGTTATTAACTACTTAGTAGCTCAATATTCTGGCACTCTTTACTGTGCGAGTGTTGGAGGTGTTCGTACTTCCATGAAACAGGCCATCATGATGAAGCGCACAGGCTACGTTAAGGGCTTTCCTGATATCTTTATCTATGAGCCTCGTGATGCTTTCCATGGCTTAGCTATAGAGATGAAGAGAGAGAAGGGAGGAGTAGTAAGCTTACATCAGAAAGAGTGGCATAAGAAGCTAACTGAGAGGGGATATTTCTGCGCTATTTGTAAAGGCTTTGATGAGGCTAAAGTAATTATTGATGAGTACTTATACATCTGAAATTAATAGATGCTATGCCGAATGGCGCAGAGTAGCAGCAACTGTTACCCGGTTAGATTTAGCTGATGAGCTGCTCCACGACACTCTGCTTAAGATATTAGAAAGTGATAAAGATAAATTACAGGATATTCATAACCGAGGCAAGCTAAACAATTACGTTAGCAATGCTATTAGACTTTCTGCACGCTGTAGCAATAGCTCATTTAACTATACTCGCTTAAGATTCGAGAAGATTAGGAATGATCTAAAAGATGATATCATAGATGATGTAAACAAAAGTGTAGGCATGCGCTTAGAGAATGAGCAGTTAGATATCTTTATCAGCAGGTTACCATACTTTGAGCGTGAGCTATTCTTTCTTTATGCCTTAGACGATTTTAGTTATCAGGAGTTAGCTAAAGAAACAGGCATACCTTTGAACTATCTTTACCGCACAATTAAGAAAGCTAAAGTAACACTAAGAAATTCGTTACAAATATGACTAAAGAAAACTACGCTGCCAGGATTGAGATCTGCAATAACTGCGAAGTGTTTAACACGCGATATAAGACGTGTGGGCCTCCTACCAATGCCATCAATCCATTCGCTAAACCAACTGAGCTCAATGGGCATCTATTTAAGCCATGTGGCTGCCCTATAGATCACTTGGCAATGTATGCTGTTAAAGATTGCCCAGCTAAGAAATGGCCTATCTTAAATGATAGATTAGTAATTGAGAACATGCTGGCCTTTATTGAATCTTTAAAGCGTAAGAATCAGGTAACGAGCCAAGATATGAAAGTGGTAGGTGAGCTCAGAAAGAAGTACACTAAGTTAGATTACCCTGGCACAAGCTGTGGCCCATGCGCTAAGAAATACGTAGATGATGTAGAGAAGCAGTTAGAAGAGGAGCTAAATAAATTAGAACAAGCTCAAGCATTGATTACTCTTGAGCAAATACCAATACAAATAAAAAAGCGAAGAGCTAAACGTAAAAAACTATGACTATACTTATCATCTACTTAGTAGGCTTCCTACTGCACACTGGCATACTCTGCCTAAACATTTACAGACATCAAAGAGACCTTACTACTTACCATTGGTACGCTTACATAGGAGTGGTATTTACAGGCTTTGTATGGCTTCCTTTTTGGGTATACATTACTGTGCTACGTTTTCAACAGCAGAAATAGTTTTGCACAAATGAATCTCGTAACAATTTTACTTATAGATTTGTCACATGTGTGAAGTTAATTATAGAATGATTTAAGGTTTTATATGCCTCCTTAGCGTCTCACACATGCGCTTTGGGGGCTATATTTTTTACAGAGGGAAGCGATTAACAGCAGTGTAAAGAATGAATTGAGCTACTGCGGGATAGTAACATAGCTCAGGGGTATGGCTAAGGTATAAGCCCCAGGTTACTTAGGGATGGCAATATCTCTAAAAGGTAGATACCAGGTTAGTGCACATTGCTGATGACACTAATACATGATGGCGAAGCACTCAAGCGACAAGCATGAGAACAGTCATTTTAAATGAGAGCCCAACACAGTTAGCAATAGCTGTGAAGGATACTTCTATCTCTCATTTAGCTCAGCATCTAAGCTCTAAGCATTAGTTAATAGCTAAAAGCATTAAGCTAATTACACTAATAGTTAAACTATAGCAATATGCATAATGTACATAAGAGAATATTAAGGAGCTTTTTAGCTTTAGAAAAGATTAGCTTTGATTATGATGGCACTTTGACTAATCCTCAAGGACTATCTTTGATTAAAAGAAAGATAACTGAGGGCTATGATGTTTATATTATCACTGCCAGGGGTGAAGGAAGAAAAGGACCGGTATTAGACTTAGCTAAAGAGCTTGGCTTATCAGTTAGAAAAGTTTACTTTACAGGATCTAATACTAACAAAGTAATGAAGATTAAACAGCTTGGCATCAATAAGCACTATGATAATAACCCTGATGTGATTAAGAAAGTAAATCAACTAACAACTGCAGAGGGCAAATTAGTGAGCTATGAATGATAACAAGTATAACTTTTTGAGGGCTCAAGTCAAAATGTTTAATCCTACATTTACTGATAAAGAGATTGATAAGGAGTGCGAGAAGATTCTAAATGCTGGAGAGGGTGGAGAGGATGAGAGCTGCCTTTATTGTGGATCATAAATGTTAAATATCAATAATCAATTATACAACTATCCGAATTATGAAAGCTTCTTTTACATTTGACTTTGATAACTTAGAAGATATTAATGACCATAGAAGGCATACTAAAGCATTAGACTTAGCACTGTGCTTAAATGAGTTTAACACTCAGCTATTATGCCAGCTCAAATTTGATGAGCTATCGGGTAAAGAAAAGATTATATTGTCTAAGGTTAATGAGTTACTCCAAGACACTATGAAAGAGTATGGCATTGACTTAGATACTTTACTTACATGATATTAATACCAGCACAGCTTGAATCAGTAGGTACCCGAAAGGATAAGACTTTAAAGCTTACCTTTGGTACTAACGAGCTCACACCTTCTCAGGCAGCTGAACTGTTCGGTACAGCCAATCAGTTCGGTTATCTTGCATTTAAGGATGAGAGCTTTAGACGTGAGGAGCTGGATGCTGTAGAGAGTCTTAAATCAGAATTAGAAGATACGTTAAAGAAACCATCTCAAAGATTAAGGAACACAATGTTCAGAGTTTATGAAGCTGATAGTGAAGGATTTAGTACCTTTGCGAAATACTATGACTCTAAGATGGAGCAGTTAATAACACACTTTAAGAATAAGTTAGCATGAGTGCCAAACTCGGAAGTAAAACAGAGCCAAACTCGGAAGAGCCTGTGCAAAAGTTAACAATCAAAAAAGAAGCTATGATTCAGGCGCTTACATCTTCGCTTGGCAATGTAAGTGAGGCATGTGAGAAGATGGGCCTAAGCAGAACTATTCACTATGAATGGCTTAAAGATGACGCTGAATATGCAGCCGCTGTAGCTTCACTTAAGAATGTAGCTTTAGACTTTGCAGAGTCGCAGCTTAAGAAGCTGATGGAGGGAGCAGAGCGCCAAGCGCTTACCCATGATGGGGAGATAGTAACAATTAAGGATGCACCTAACACCAGCGCTATAATCTTTTATCTCAAGACTCAAGGTAAGCAGCGAGGGTACATAGAGAGGCAAGAGCTGAGCACAGAGATAAAGAGCATTAACATAACTATAGACGGTACAAATATTTAAGTATGACACCAGCAGAAAAGGCAAAAGAATTAGTAGATAAGTACTGGATATATCTTAGAGCTAATCTACTTTATGATGATGAAGTTAAAGAGGATGCCAAGCACTGCGCTTTAATTGCAGTAGATGAGATTTTATCCATAGCATCACATTATGTTACTGTTGAATATTGGAACGAAGTAAAACAAGAAATACAAGATCTATGAGCGAGAAGATAATAAGCACTAAGTACAGTGATCAGACATTAGGTAAGTACGTAGATTTCCTTAATGCCGGAACTGATAGCATTTCACAGATTCAGGCAATAACAGGTTTAAAGAGAGATGACATCAGAAAGATAGACATGGCTACTGTTGAGAAGATAGTGGCATCTTACTCTAATGGCCTGCGCCAAGATGAGAAAGTATTTAAGCAGTTCATAGATATTGATGGTGTGAAGTTCGGCTTTCATCCTAATCTTAAGAGCATGACCTTTGGAGAGTGGTTAGATCTATCTGAGTTTAGTAAGAACTTCCCCCATCAGCTACCCGAACTAATGTGCATACTTTACCGACCGGTAACAGCAGAGATAAATCTGCAGTATAAAATAGAGGATTATGATAGTGATGTGCATCTTAAGTATGTGCCTCAGATGCGCAAGCTAAACTTAGCCAATGTGAATGCTGCGCTGCTTTTTTTTTCGACACTCAGAAACGATTTAGTGAACAGTACACCCGAATATTTAGAGAAGGAGCTGGAGATGCTGAAGAAGGAGATAACTCAGTTAGCCGAAGAGGTGAAACATTAGCATCAGTCTATCAGTGGTGGCACGTTATAGAAGAGATGGCAGAGAGAGATGTAACTAAGTTCGATGCCATAACTAACACAAGAGCTACTACTATCTTCACCCATTTAACTTACGCTATGGACTACGCTAACAGCCTACAACAAAAGCTTACTTAAATTCCACTATAAGATATGAGCACAATCAATTACACTTATAACGTTATTGTAGATAGGTTTAGACAATTCGCAGCAGGGCACTTCCAACTGCGTAGGTTTACGCATGGAGAGATAAGCCAAGCCGATTTAGAGAAGGAGGCAGAGTGGCCATGGATGCACGTTAAGCCTCGCGCTATTAACTATTCACCAGGCACAAGAGCTTTTAGCTTTGAGGTATTTATCTCTGATCTACCAAGGGACAAAGAAGATAAGACAAGCTACCAAGCGGAGAGCATTACTGACTGCTCACTTATCTTTCAGGACCTTATTAATGAGATTCACTTAGGGCAGATGTTTGGTGATGATGTAGTGCTTACTCGCCCTGTTAACTCAGAGCCATTTGTAGAGCAGTACACTCACACGCTTACCGGAGTAACAGGAACTATTGAGCTGAACTTAGATTACGATTGGAGTGCATGCAGCATTCCTGCAAGCTGGAATTATAACACACCTACTAACTCGCCTAACGATGGATTCGGAGCTTTGCAATTTATTGAGAGCTTAGATCAGAATGGGGTATTTGTTAGCTTGCTGAATGACGAAGAGGCACCGGGTAACTCTTATTACTATGGAACTGATGGAGCAGGGATTAAGGGATGGTATGCTATTGTAGATAATATAGGGCTGACTTGTGAAACTCTACCTGATTGCGGTACTATCATTAGCATAGTAGCTGATATAGCAGCTCTGCAAACTGATGTAGCTTTAAAGGCTAACACTGCTGACTTAGGAGCTACAGCTTTTAGTAATAGCTATAATGATTTAGATAACTTACCTACCATTCCTCCAGCTCAAGTTAACTCAGATTGGAACGCAACGAGCGGAGTAGCTGAGATTCTGAACAAGCCAACTATTCCAACAACGCTTCCGCCAAACGGAGCAGCAGGTGGAGACTTGACAGGTACCTATCCTAATCCAACAGTTCACAGAGTTCACGGAGTAGACTTTCAAAGTGGCGCGCCTGCTGTTGACGATACTTGGATATACGTTAGCACTCCATTAGGTCCACAGCCATTCCAATGGCAGCATAGCAAGCTCAAGACATCGCAAGTACAAAACGATAGCACCGTTACAGGAACAAACGCGGATGATGCGCTTGAGCATTTAGATAGCACGAAACAAGCGAATCTCGTTAGTGGTACTAATATTAAAACAGTTAATTCTAACTCGCTACTTGGAGCAGGTAACCTATCTGTTGGAACTGTTACAAGTGTTTCAGCATTGACGTTAGGCACAACGGGAACAGATTTAAGCAGCAGCGTTGCAACGGGCACAACTACTCCTGTAATAACTCTCAATGTACCTACTGCATCAGCAGCTAACAGAGGTGCTTTAAGTAGTGCGGATTGGACTACGTTTAATGGTAAGTTTACGCTACCTTCATTGACAAGCGGAAGCGTTCTATTTAGCAATGGAACAACGATAGCGCAGAATAACGCTAACTTCTTTTGGGATAATACTAACGCAAGGTTGGGTATTGGTACGGCTACGCCTGCTTACAGCATTTCACATCTTGGAACTATTGGCGTAGCTTCATTCTTTACGCAAAGAGATTTTGGATTTAATGCCTTCGCTCAAATAGCAACGCGATCGCATTACATAGCTTATACAACTGATGGTAACAATGGTATTGCTTTTGGCGCAAATGGTTCAGGCGGAAGCATTCAAGGTTTTACAGGAACGGTTGCAAGCCCATCTGCAAAAGCGTTAATACTTCAGCAATTAGGTGGTAACCTACTCATCGGCACAACAACAGACGCAGGATACAAGCTAGATGTGAATGGAACAGTAAAGTTTGGAACTAACTTTATTTGGGACAATACAAATAGCAGGGTAGGTATTGGAACAGCTTCACCTTCACAAGCTTTAACTATAGCAAGTGGTAGTATTGCGATGACTGAAAGTTTTCCTATTCGTTGGGGAACTTCAAACTTATTATACGGTAGCGCAACGGGTTTAGATATAGCAAATTCTGCATTTGCAGTACGATTTAGATTTACTGTTGGTGGTACTTTTCTTATTGGCACAACAACCGACATAGCATCTTCAAAGCTAACTGTTGACTCAACAACTCAAGGCTTCCTTCCGCCTCGCATGACAACAACGCAAAAGAATGCTATTGCTACACCTGCAGCAGGACTTGTTGTTTACGATACAACTTTAGGTAAACTTTGCGTGCGTGGAGCAGCAGCTTGGGAAACAATAACATCATTATAAAATTATAACAATGGCTAAAATACAACCCGTAAAATTTCCTCTTAACGCAGGAACGGCAACAGAATTAAGCGTGCTTATTCTTAGCTTCGAAACAAACGCAACAACTTGCACTACTTATTACGAATTAAAATCTGAGGCTACTGAGGAAGTGCCTGCGAAGGTTTTATCAAATGGTAACTACACTTTAACAGAGTCTGAATTTGCAGCGTGGGGAACAGATAATACATGGGTGGAAAACTGTGTTGCTATGGCAATAGGAGTAACAATTTTATCTTTCTAATATGAATTTAACAGACGAACACTTAAAGCAGTTAGACGCTTTCATTCAAGAGATGCCTGTAAAATTTGGCTTACCATTAATCCAATTCTTTAACAAGATTAAAGAGGAAGCTGATAAAGAATGAGCATCTTAGCTGAGCTGTTTGAACAGGGAGCACTTTATGATGTGCTGCTAGATTTCGGGGAATCCGTAACAGAAAGCGCACGCTCAAATATTCGCATCCAGCAAACGAGATACGGAAAGAAAAGAAAAGCTAACACTACAGGAACTTTAGCAGCTTCGCTGTACTATGACATGGATGTTAGCGGTACTACTCCATCTATTGCATTCAGCTCTACT